TCTCTCAGACGAATAAGGTTGACCTGAACACCAGAAGGGAATCTGTCGGTCTTCGCAGAGCGGTCATAGAGATAGCCACCACGGTTGATATATTGGGTCTGACCGCTGGTTGCCATTACGGACAGATAGTCAGAGCTAAATGGAATCATGCCAGAGAACGCATCAGGTAGAAGAGTCACACCTTCCTCAATATTGAATGTCCATCCTCGTGACTGAATCTGTCGGTTAATCTTGTTGAGCACACGTCGAGCATTTGCAACATCAGCGTTTGCATCGCCCTCAAGGGTTGATACTGGTGGCTCACCGATGGAAGCCAGAATGTCGTTGACGGCTGATAGCTCTTCTGCGGTCTCAATGTTCATCTCATAAGAGCGCATGATGTTACCTCCTGTTAGTGAGGGTTTAAAGCAAAAAACCCCCTCAGATACCCTCAGAGGGCACCCAAGGGGGTTCATAAAGTAATGAAGGAAAGTAAATCCCCGGTAAAGACCTTAGCCTTCTACGGGAGGCTCTACTGCTTTCACAGTGACCTTGCAGACAGCCGTCAGGCCATTCACAGTAGTCGCAGTGATGTCAGCGGAGCCAGCGCCCACAGCCGTTACAGTACCAGAGGCATCGACCGTAGCAATCTTCGCATCGGAAGACGTAAAGGTCACTGTCTGTACTGCATCAGCCGGAGTTACCGTAGCAGTCAGGGCTTTAGAAGCCCCAACGTCTAAGCTCATAGTCTTCTGACTAAGAGTAACTCCAGTGGGGTCGGGAATTACCCCTACACCTTTGGGCGAACGATAGCGCCAGCAGCTTCTGGACGCAGACCACCGTGACCCATCGCGTACTTAGCGATAATCTGGTCAGCCTGATAGTTCGCACGACGAGCGCGCTCCAGAGCCAAGTCTTTCAGCTTGACCGTACCAACCGCAGAGCGGTGCTGGAACAGGCCCACAACGTTATCCAGAGCAACCTTAACGGTAGTGCTGGAAGTCGCCGGGAAAGCGTGCTTCTGGTCAGCCGGGGCATCCTCACGGGTATCACCAGCGCCACCAGCGGTCAGGTGCGGAACCTCAACCACTTCGAAGCCCATCACGTTACGGATAGTACCACGCTCAGGGTCAATCAGTGCCTGATAGTTTGCAGCGTTCGGCATCAGGGCAGCCAGAATCGCGGAGTAGTTATCAGGAGTGGTGTAGAAGGTGCGGTCAGCAGCCGGAACGTAGTTCTTGGTCAGCGATGCACGAGCGATAGTCAACTGAGCAATAATCGCTTTACCCAGCTCAACCGGGTCAGTCAGGTCGCCAGTGGTCGGCTTAACCAGAGTCAGTACGGTAGGCTTACCGAGACCCTTGATGTTCTCATTGGAGGCGTCCGGCAGGTTAACCAGACCAGCCAGTTCAGCCAGTACAGCGCCGTCGGCCGCCATCGCCAGAGATTCACCCAACTGTGCGGTGTACTCAGCGCGAACGTCGTAGTGGTTCATCGCGTCCTCAATGTCGTAAATCAGAACGTCCGCAGTCAGCAGACCATCAATGTGGATTATCTTCTCGGTGTGTTTGATATCCTTACGTTTGTCATCGAGGTTCTCACCCGGTTTCAGGTAAGCAGCTTTGGTGCGACCAATCACAGGGAACTGTGCGGACTTACCAGAAGCAATAGAGCGCAGCATGTGACGAGGCATGGTCACGGAGGTGCGAGCGAAAGCCGTCAGGACTTCACCACCGAACACTTTCAGGAACAGCGCCAATTTGTCCGCTGCGGACTGACCCTTACCCTGATTAGTACCAATTTGCTGTCCACCTTGAATGTTAGCCATGTTGAATCTCCTTATGTTAATTTAAAGAAAAGTTTGGTTACTACTTGAATCGAGTTGGTTCTCAATGTTTCACCTACGGGAGTGACCACAAAGTTCTGTGCTCAGGTGATTCAACCATTATAGTCATCTATGGTCTCTCCCTTTAGTGAGGGTTAATTAGAAACTGGAGTCGATAACCTTCTGTTCTACCATTTGACGGTAGGCAGCATCACTACGGTAACGCGGGTCACTCATAGCTTTAATCATCTCAGCCTGATTCGTAAAGCCCTCTTTCTGACGAGCTACAGGTTTAACCGGAGTAGCACGCTTGGTAACACTACGGTTGGCGGGCTTACCGAATTTCTTCGTGTAACTCTCACCAGCCAGATTGATAATTGCTTTGACAGTCGCCAAGTCTCGGTTCATCATGGCAGTCTCAAGGGACTCAGCCGCAGCCGGGTTGGTTGCTTCAAGGTGCGTATGGATTGCGCTAAAGCGCTCCTTACCACCAGCAAAGGCAACTACCTGATTGACGTACTGGTCTACAAGGGCTTCCTGACCGGAGATGTAGGAGTCCACAAAGGCACGACTATAGCCAGCAGCTTCGAGTTCCGCGTAGGATTTCTCAGAGATACCATCGGCTTCGTACTCTTCGTAGATGCGAGTCACAGACTCTGCGCTCAGTCCACGCTCAACGGCCTGCTCGACCATCGCCTGAAAGCCTTCTTCGTGCTGACCTAATTGTTCAGTCACTTGGCTCAGTTCTTCTGGAGTGTCACCCAGCGGTTCAAACTCAGCGGCCTCACCTTCGGTCTCCACCTCAGCGTTATCGCTACCAGTGTCGAACTCAGCTTCACTACCATCTTCACTGATACGAACCTGAATACGGCCCTCATCATCCTCGCCCCCAGCGAACGGGTCTACACCGGATGCATATGGGTCATCGTTATGGGAACTCGGTTCCTCGCTAAGTACGATTGCATCATCGCCATCACGGGCAGCAACATCGAGACTCAGCATATTCTGTTCGTGTTCAGTAGGTGTACTTCCGGTCATTACCGCGTTGTTCACACCGAAGGACGCATAAACGTCTGCATTAGATTCAGCCATTGTTAAATCTCCTAAGTTGTTAAAGATAAAGGGAAACCAAAGGACTCCAACCTTTAGTCATCGCTCATTTCAAAGATGAGGTCTCCCTTTAGTGAGGGTTATTAGGTGGCGTCTAGGCCAGCCTGTGCTGCTGCACCCTGCATAGCTTCTGGACTTGAGGTCGCTAGAGTACCCACACCAGCCCCACCAGTGGCGGCAGCGTTCTCGATACCTGTTTGGGCCGCATCCTGCATCATCAGTGCTTGCTTCTGCTCGTCCGTCAGTAGGATACCAGAAGTATCAATACCAATGGCGTTAGCAATGCGCAGCTTAATGACAGCAAGGTTAATGTCCGGGTCTCCCTGCATAGGAGCCAGAGCAGCCCAAGCGGAGATACAGCGCTCCAGCTTATCGAGGTCTTGACCACGACCGATTGCTTCCAGACCTGTGCTGATAGTAGGCTCAACGGCTTCTTTCGGTAGCTCAGGAATCTGCGAGGTTGCTTGGAGTTGCTTCAAGAGCACACGAACCAGAGGCAATTGCAGTTCTTGAGACAGAATCGAATAGACACCACCAAGCGTATCTTCCAGTTCTGACGCAACGTATCGAATCTCTTCGGCGGTCACACGTTCACCTGTTCGTTGTACCGCAGAGTTCAACATAAAGGCATACGATAAGCGTGCTTCTATTTGGTCACTCACAGCTTTCGCTACGGTAAAGTCAGCTTGCTTCTCCAGTTGCAGGAAGTCAATGTCTTCTCGACGACCGGGAACGAAGTCACCAGTCTGAGCTTTGGTTAATCTACGGGGCTGCGTGATGCCAGCCGGGTTCACCAGACCGATGACCTTCGCACTAATCATGCTCATCTTAACGATAGCCTCTTGGAGATTCTCAAGAGACCTTAAGTCACCTAAGTATTCTTCACAGTAGGAGCGACCGTAAGACTCGCCATCAATGCGAACCATGCGAACCGGAATGTAGGGCATAGCGTCAGTAGGATAGGTGGCATCGGAGCCATCAATCTCAACGTCCTCTACTTCCTCGTACTTGAGGTAATCGCCGGACTCTTCATCGAGATACACATGGGTGTACACATCGACCATTTCGTCCATCTTCTTCTCACCACCAGCTTTCTCTACCGCAGACCGAACGTCTTCCGGGAGAGCACCAAAGGCTATCTGGTCACGAGTGACAATCTGTAACACATTGCCGTATGCGTCTCTTTGGACAACATAAGAAGACAATCGGTACAGCTTCATCGGATTGTAGCTGCCTTCTGGTTCCGGTAAGTAAAGCAGTGCGTTGCCTGCCACGATCAACTGCTTGAGGCACTCAAAGAGTGTCACACGGTAGCTGTTGGATTCGATATAATTCATGATAATACGCTCAACCATAGACAGACCTTCGTCCACCTTAGCGAGTCCATCAGGGTCTCCAACAAGCTGCTTCGCCTCATATTCACTAATGGTCAGCTTCATCCACGACTGCATCGGGAATAGTGCCAGCATTAATTTAGAGGCCAGATTGTTAAGACCCCGCGCACCTACAGCCTGCCACGGAGTCGTGTAGTCGGTAGATTCGTTATCGGACTCCTTCGGGAACAAGGACGGAATGGTGTATTGCGCACAGTTTTCCGCACGAGTCTCGTAGGCTCTACGGTCGTTCGTTAGGCGGTCATAGGTAGCTTTAGCACCGTCTTCGCCCAATCCTGTACGTTTTGAATCAGCCATTCAGTCCTCCTTAGATGTTGATGCCACCGCCGGAGCTACGGGCTACACTCAGAGACTTCTTACCGCCTGCGCGTGCTTTCTTACGTGCGCTTTCGGTTTGCGCTTCATCCTCACCCTCAGCCTTATCCTGTTCCGGCACATCTACAACCTGTGCTGGTGGCGGTGCAGCGACTACTGGTACAGGAGCCTCTTGTTGGATAATCTCCTGCTTACCTGCACCCAGCGCTCCTCTAACAACCTTACCAACTTCCTTACCTGCCTTCTCGACTGGTCTGGTAACTTCCTTCACGACTTTCTTAACGGCCTTCTTGATTTTCTTGAAGAATCCCATGATGTTTCTCCCTATGCTATGACTCAGTTACCCAAACGCCTTGGAGCGAATGGAGGATTTACTCTTGTTCTTGGCTGCGCTGTCATCCAGCTTTACCTTGAGACTGCTCTTACCGCTGCTCGGTGAGGTTGGCACCTCAGAGGAAGACACGCTGGTGTCCTCATCGTCATCGCCTCCCCATACCACAGATTTCGGTGGCTCAGTCAAAGGTGCTGGTTCGGCAGCGCGAATCTGGTTAGTGTCCATCTTAGGGACTTTCACCTTCGGTTTCCAGCACATATAATTACTCCTGTCTCAGTTGCTCTTTACGCACCTCAATCTCATCAAGTGTTCGAGAGGCAAGGTACAGACCATGCATCACACCAGCAATGAAAGACTCAGAGTAACCCGCAGCGCGGAGCGCACGGTACTCCCCGGACTCCATCACATAGGCCTGATTGAAGCGCACCTGTAGATACTCTTTAGCTGCACGAGGCATACTAGGAATATCATCGGGATGAGTTAAAACATGATTAATTGGTTGTAACATAATTTCACCTCTTAAGGTTAAGTCTTAAAGTAATAATCATAAAGGCTCCCTCTTCCCTTTAGTGAGGGTTAATACAGAGAGCCTTGAGTTTATCACTTAATCTCGGAGTCTCGCTTCACGTCTCGGACTATGAGAGCGAACATCCAGAGACCTCGCGCCAGCATACCTACCAGCACAGCGATGGTAATCAGCTTCGCGGCGTCCATAAGTAAATCTCCTTGTCAATGTAATTGTATTCCTCGAAGCGAAGAATGCGAGCCATCTGGCCTTGCTTGATGATTTCCTGCTCGGTCATCCCAGCTTTGGCACCAATGGATTTAATGCAGTCCCACAGCGTCTCAGTCGCATCAGGAGCACGCTTCACCCACTTGGTTACTGTCTGCCCCTTGTTCTTACCAGACTTCAACACGGACTCTACAGGCTCCACAATGAACGGGTCATTCAGGAAACCTTCTGCCGTATCGCCCCAGCCGGGAATCCCGGAGTAGCCATCAGTCATATCACCCTTGATGGTCTGGAAGAGATGCCACCAATCAGCGGTCTCTTTGGTCTGCGTCAAGATGTTACCAGTGGTACACCACAGGAAGTCAATGTCCGGGATAGTCTTGAAGTCCTTATCACAGGAGACCAACACAGCTTTCTTGAAGCCGAAGGCCTCGTGACCAGACCCAATGATGCCCATAACGTCATCACCTTCCAGCATGTCCTCTTTGATGTGAATGAACTCATCGCGCTCCCACAGCTTCGACAGGAAGTCACGGTAGCCCACAGGCTTACGGGTCGCCTTACGGTTCTCCTTATAGGTCTCATCAACCAGTACCTTACGCCAGTTCACATCGTCGGTAAACGCCAGAACAACCATAGCGTCACTCCAAGCCTTCTTACGGGTTCGGTACGATTCGATTGCAGAATCGAGAATGCTCCGTGCCTTGGCGTGGTCACACTCAAGAGTCCAAATGTCGTCTCCCCAATCCGTCTCAACTTCGGCAGCAGCCATTGACTGATATACCAACCAGTCACCATCCATGACCAGCACTCCCTTCTCCACAGGCTTACCTTCACGCATCTCCGCGAAGTCTTTCAATGTGATTAGGCTCATTCGTCATCCTCCCCGTAAACCATTTCGACTGCATCAGAGTATCCGTCCCAATTATCCACACCACACGCCTTAAGCGCATTCAGGAACTCTAGGTCTTTCTCCAGCTTATCAATGTATGCGCTAACATCGTTCCGCGCATCACGGGTCATCGTTACGGTGTCACTCTTAGGTATAATCATACGCAACCTCCCATTCGTTTCAGGAAGCGCACACCAGAGGCTGTGACCTCCCATGCTCCACCATTGCGACCGCCCACAGTCAAACAGCTAATGTGTCCACGAGAAGCGGCCTCAGCTACGAGAGCCGCATTGTTTCGCACATAGTTCGACTGAAAGGACTTAGGGCAACCTTTGATAGCTGCCAGAACTTTCAGGTATTCACTCATTTGAACACCTCGCGCACAGTTGCTGGTGAGAATCTCATCAGCTTCTGCTCGGTAGAGCTTAACTCACTGTGACCATCTCGGATAAACTCACGGAGACCTTGCTTGATACAGAACGCAGCAGCACCTTCCGGCCCGTGTGTCGGACCTTGAATAAGCAGTTCTTGTTTGAACGGATTCAGCTTCTCTCCAGCCCCGGCCTTCTTAGCTAGGTCTACCAGCAACTCGTTCAGATTCTTCTCGGATTCACTGTCAATCACAGCGGTAACGTCGAAGGTTACTTTAAAGTGTTTGGTCATTGCCATAATGTTTCTCCTACTGTTAGTGGCAGACGGCCCAATTTGGCCCCATCTTACCTTCGGTATCTAAACGACAACGGAAAGCCCAATGCTCTCCGACCCAACGCACAGCTTCCTGCGCGGTGTCAATAACAATCTGAGCTATGTGCTCTGTACGGCAGGCCACCTGAATCTCATCGTGAACCCAAGCCATGTACGCAAAGTCACCATCCCAGCCATGCTTCAAGCCTTTCTCAATGAGCATCTCTTCGGTCTTGATAATCCACAGCTTACAAATCAGAGCACCAGCAGACTGCAACAATGTGTTGAGCGCTGCGTGTGGAGACCTGACGTGAACCTTGCGACCATCCAGACCTTTAATCCAACGGCGCTTCCATTGTACTTTCTGCTCACCGCCAATCCAAGCGGAAGACTTAACGAGAGATTGTTGGATAGCTTCTCGTAGCGCTGCAATCGCCGGGGTGTTCTCTAAGAATTTCTTCTTGAGTTCCTTCCCGCGCTCCTTCCCGGCACCAACAATCTGACCAATCTTCTCATCTCCGGCTCCGTAAAGGAACCCGTAAATGAATGTCTTGGCGTTGTCGCGCGTTGGGAGTTCCGCAGCGTTCTGGTTCTTGGTGTGAATGTCACCGTTGAGAATCTCATTCGCATACTCTCCGTTGTCGAAGCGAGCCATGAAGTGTGCCAGACAGCGCAACTCTAAGCCACTGGCGTCTATCCCCGCTTGCACCCACGGCTTGCCAGTAATCCCATCCAAATGATGTTCAGCACCAAAAGCGCTACGACACTGCTCCCCGTAAGGAGAACGAACGCCGGGTACTTGTGCAAGGTTTGGGAAACTATGAGTAGCACGACCAGTAACTGCACCGTTAGGGTTAACGGCTCCATGAATCTTACCATCATCTTGAACATAACGTAACCACGCTTTGTCACCTTCTGCCGCCTGACCGATACGCTTCTGTATCATCAGGTACTCTTTAATCAAGTCAATGCACGCCTGCTTCTCAGGGTCATCCACTCGTACATGCTCCAAGACCTCATCGTCCACCACGGGCGCACCCTTCTCGGTGAACTTCTCAGGAACCCATCCGGCCTCCTGTAGTTTCTTCTGAATGTGGTCACGGCTACTTGGCTTGAACGTAACGAACTCGACCGGAGTATACGGAGCACCCTCCATGTAATCCCTCGTGTCCAAGTCGCAAGGTTCAAGACCTTCGCGCTGTGCCTTATTACGAGGCTTCTTGTACACGCCACCCTGTTTCGGATAGACCACGCGAGGATAACTCGGAAGTGGTTTGCCTGTCCGTGGGTGCTTGAAGAGTTCCTTACCACCTTTCGGTTGATACCACGAGCCAAACGTTTCGGTTAACTTTCGCAGAAGTTCGGCGCGTTTCGCTGCCAGTTCTACATAAAGTTCCTCAATTGCCTTGGTGTTGAACGGGAAGCCGTTACGCTCCTGCTTCGCTAAAAGCCACGCCGCACGATGTTCAATATCAACAGACTCTCCAGCTTCACGCCAGAATAAATCCGCATCGTACTTCGTGAAGTCCATACCAGCAGGGAAGTAGTGGAGGTCTGTAAGGAATTTCTCTAAGAGCTTGACAGTGACCACAACGTCTTGAATGTTATACGCCATCATCGGCTCGTTGAACGAAACCCACTCAGCACCACCAACATACTCTTCGCCCTGCTCTTCCAGCATAGCCTTGAAGTCGTCCTTGTATTCACCTTTCATCTCGCCCAAGCGATAACCCCATGCCTCAAGAGCGTGAGACCCGAAGCGACGACCGGGTAGTTTCCCGGAACGAAGAAGCCCCACGTCTGTGTCTTTAAGGTTCGCATGAAGTAAACGAGAGAGTACCAGTGTATCAATACAATTCTCACGTGGTAACTTGAAGTCACGATTGAGTTGCAGCTTTGCGAGTTTCTCTAAAGCCGGAACGTCATACTTGTGACCGTTATGGAAAACAATAAGCCCACCTCGCTTCACCTCGGCTTCCAGCGCATCCAGATACGCCCCGAAGTCGCCCGGACGATAGCTATGGTACTCACCATCACGGTAGTCATAGATAACGCCACAGTGAAACTTGGTGACTTTCTCTAAGAGGTTGTTGGCCTCAATGTCACTTACGAGCATAATGCCCTCCTATAGTTTCTCATTAAATGATAATCATAAAGGCCACCCTTGGGCGACCTTGAGTTTATCACTTCTCGATAATCTCTTGCATACCAGCGCCAAACTCTACCAGACGCTCACGGTTATCACCGACCACCTTGTCAGCAGCCATAGTCAGGGCACCCATCAGGCGACCGACCTGCTTGTCGTCCAAGGTCATGCGTTGAGTGTGTGCTTTCGGAGACTTGTGGTCTTTCCAGCGGTAGACCATCGTGACCTTCTCACCACGCACATTGATGTGTACTCGGCGGGAGAACTGGTCGGCGGTGTCTGGCAGACGGATGGTGTTTGCGTGAGTGATTGACTTGCTCATAGTGTTCGCTCCTTACTCAAAGAATTTGCTCATGGACTGTGCTTTGGCTGCAATCGCTGCCGACTTGTGGATGCCACTAACAGCCGCATCGGATTTCTCGCGGGACTGTTTCGCCAACTCAAGGGCTCGCTGTGAATCAGCTTTGGCCTTCTTGTCCAGCTTCTTGGCTTCGATGAAGTACAGTTTTACTACCAGCTTGCCTAAAGTGTTAATGAATTTAAACATGGTGTGTCTCCTATGGTTTGAGGTTGTTCCCGTTAGTGAGGGTTAATTAGTGGTACATGATTCCATCGCAATCGGATTGCCCACACGGGCATCCTTTAGAAGTCTGACTGTCCGCCTTGTTCAGTCCAGCCAGTATCTCCTTCTCCTTCTTCGCCAGTATAGCTAGACGGTTCAAGCCATCCTGTTTCTCTGTTGTACTCCATGTACCCAGCAATTCCAGTATCGCCAGTGAAACGACACTTAAGCAAACGCACAAGAACCAGATGTGGCATATCACCTTGCTGGTTACGCTCCAAGGCGATGATAGTATCAGAAAGCTGGCGCAGGGCACCAGAACCGCGTAGGTCAGTAATAGAAACAGCGCGTCCTTCTTCATGTGGTTTTCCCTTCTCCGGGTTCTTCAAGTGACAAATCACTACGAGCACAACACCAGTTGACTTAGCGAACCCTTTTAGCTTAGTCATGAGGCGGTCAATCATCTTACGCTCATCCGATTCCTCAGAGGCAGACACGACGATTGATATGTGGTCTAGCACTATAACATCACACCCTAAGCCTGTTCGCATGTAGGCCAGCTTCGCTAACAGCCTGTCAGCTTCGGCCTCCGCAAAGGAGTCATAAAGGTGGAACGTATCGTCTCCAAATAGTTCATCATACCATTCATCGAAACGTCCGTCCTCTGCGATAGCCTTCTTGACTTCATCAGACTGACGCAGACGAACCTTAGTGTTCAAGCCCATCATGTCCTGAATGGTATCCTCAACGGATTCCTCCAGCATCGCTAGGCCAACACGTTTACCCATTCGCTTGCCCCAAGCCAGCGCCTGTTGACGAACGAACGTTGACTTACCCATACCGGAACCGGAAGTGACCATGATGACTTCGCCTCCACGGGCACCCAAGGTTCTATCGTTCAGGCCTTGACAGCCATCGAATAATAAACCTACAGCGTCCTCGGAGGTCATAGCTTCCTTAACGCGGTCTTTGAGTGACAACGCAGAGACAACACCGTCAGGCACCCAAGGGTTCGCGTTCCAGACCTGCTCCAAGATTGCTTTGTCTTCACCCATGAGGTGACACTCATTGGCGTCCTTGTGTGGTAACACAGCAACACGAACCTTGCCAGCCGGGAGAACCTGTGCGGCCTCTTCGACTGCCTTACGGCCTGCGTCATCCATGTCGAACATCAAGATAATCTGCTCGAACTGGTCAAAGTATTCATAGTTAGCGGCGCATGTCTTCTTAGCAGCAGAGGCACCGTGACCCAATGATACGACCGGGTACTTACAGTCTTGGAGTTCCATCACAGTGAGCGCATCAATTTCACCCTCAGTGACCACAATTTTCTTACCACCAGACCAGAGGTGCTTCAAGAACAACGCATCGCTCTTGTGGCTTCCGGTGGTCTTAAAGTTCTTGTCCTTATCGCGCACCTTCTGTGACACGATGGAGCCGTTCTGGTCTCGGTAGTCGGCAACCTGATACATTCGGTTGTCCACTTTCGCCAGCCAGTAGCCAGCCTTTTGGCATGTCTCCTTCGAGATGCCACGGGCAGTCAGGTCAGAGTATCGACCGTTGCTGTCGCCGAAATTCCATACGTCATAGCTCATAGGCTTGCTGCCTCCTGTACGTCTTCTCGTTGATAACTTTGCTTCACGCTCTTTGTTTGCGGGTACTCGATGTTCACACACGAAGCACCATTCATGCCCGTCAGAGTACACAGAGTTACCATCAGAAGACCCACAGTTTTCACATGGAGCATGAAACAGAAAGATACTATCGTCTTCTCGTTCCATAGTACATTCCTTAATCAGTTGCGAGAACAAAGGGAAACCGTTAAGTCTCCCTTTAGTGAGTGTTAATTATTCCTCGGTGTGTTCCTCCGCCTTGATTGGGTCTTTGCACTGACACTGACGTGACGGTACACGACTCTTCAACGGCTTATCACAGCGAATACAAATCATCCTCATGGTATTACCCTCGGTCAGATGTAACCAGTTCGTTCTTCTCCCACCAGCGCTTCAAGTCGAAGGACGGGCAGGCTTTGGGTGCAACGTCATGGTGAGCACGAAGGACTGAACCCTCATACTTCGCCAGCAGCGTGACCAGCAGACTACGCAGCGCTTGCATTTGCGCAGGTGTAAAGTTGGCGGCGAACTTGCCTTTATCATCAATCCCACCCACGAGGCATACGCCTACGGAGTTGTGGTTGTAACCTTTCACGTGGGAACCTACAGCCAGTTCATCGCGGCCTGCTTCCACAGTGCCATCACGCTTGATGATGAAGTGATATCCTACGTCTAACCAGCCCTGCTCTTTGTGCCACTGACGAATCTCACGAACGCCAATGTTCTGGCTTGGCTTGGTTGCTGAGCAATGCACAAAGATTGCCTCCGTGGTTTCTCGTGGTTTGAATTGAACTTTAGCCATTTTTCTTTACTCCTTTCTTAGTCTTAAATTTATCGAACGGAACCTCCTTCTTGGGTTCTTTGAGCCACTCCACCGGAATTAGCTTGTCAGCAAACAGAATGCCATGCTTCTCACACCACTCGGCGTAGCTTGTTGGGCTACCTTTGTAGAGCTTTGAGCGGCTGCTTGAGAAGACCAAGCGAATATCCAGTTCAGGGTGTTGCTCACGAATCAAAAGGTGTTTCTTGCGGTCATCGGAATCCCACAACCCTTTGGTCTCAATGAAGATGCCATTAGGTAGCAGGAAGTCTGGAGTGTACAAGTGGTCACTCGCAGGGATGACGTAAGGGATACGCCAAAGTTCATAGTCGAACTTAATTCCCTTACTCTCAAGCTGCTTTGAGACTTTATCCTCTAGGCCGGAACGGAATGCTCCGACCTTGCGTACACCTCGCGCAGCGTATGCGCCAGCCATTAGAAGTCCTCGTCGTCATCCGGGGTTTCTTCGTGCTCGTCTTCCTGCCACTCCTGCTCATCGCGGGACTGACGGGATTCACTCGCAGTATAACCGCCATCTTCGGCTTCATCGGCCCACTCATCTTCACCGCCACCACCGAAGGTAGCCAGTTCGACCAGCATCACGGACTCCAGTTGCAGCTTGACGCTTGCGCCCACAGCGGTGTTCCACTTGTACGGCACCAGAGAGTATTTCACTTTCAGCTTGGAGCCGCCAGCGATAATCGGCACTTCCTGAATCTTCTTACCTTTGCTATCGACCACGACCAGATTGATGTGCTTGGTCTCTTTGGTCTTCTTATCTTGGAAAGACGCATAGCATTTGAACTTGAAGGTAGTCGTGCCATCACCGTTATCGAAGAACGGCATGTCGCCCTCGTAAGGTTTCAGTGGTTTCTTACCACGCTGTACCTGCGGCGGGTTAGCTTCGAACTCTTCCACGGCAGCAGCATAAGCCTCTTCGTGAGTCTTCACGATTTCATCGACCATCGCCTGACAGCGCGGGTCTTTATTGGAAAGAGTCAGGTCTACCTTATAGATACCACGAGGGTTGCCGAAGCCACGCTCTTCGTTGCCGTAATCCGGCTTACTCAGGTAAGCATAAGGCTCAGCAGTGCCAAGACCAGAGGTGTAGATTTTCTTCTTGAAACCAGCCATAATGTTTCTCCTTTGTGGTTAATGATTGGGTTGTTCCCTTTAGTGAGGGTAATTAGGCTTTCACTTCTGGACGGATGCGAGTCACTACGAACCCAGCGTCCTCATAATGTTCAGCCTGTAGCGTTGCCTCTTCGAGAGACCGGGCGAATACCGGAACCTCAAAGGACTCGGTGTTGCCTTCTATCGCCAGAAGGTATTTCTGTTCACGTTGCTCCACTTTGAGCCTCCTTAAAGCGCCGCTCCCACAGCGCGTACAGTTGTTGGTAAGCGTCAGCAGCCGCCTTGTCACCCTCCTCAATAGCTTGGTTCCACTTAGCGGCACACCAATCGCAGCATTCACGAAGCGTCATAACACAGCCCCCGGTGTTTGTCAAACAGTTCCTGATAGAAAGCCGCTTTCTTAAGGTCTTTCTCCATCGTTGCCAGTTCGGATTTCTTACCAGCACGCAGGCGGTACTTCAAAATATTCCCAAGGCAGTACCCACGGAACGCCTCGACGGTCATTGACCGGGCGATAACCTCAATGGCTTCCACGTTGTCGAACAGCATGTAGTGGTTCGGATGGGTCACGTCAGACTTGACTTCTGTCTTCGGTGCTTCCACGTTCGGGCCGACTTTAGGTAGCGGGATTAGTACGGATGGATGCACCTCAGCCTCACGAATACCGAAGCGAACCTTGACTCGACCAGTGTGAGAGTAGCCCTGCACTGTTCCGGTCAGACCCTTGAACAAAGGGTTCGCTCCTGAATAACGAACGGCAGAGTTAACCGGGAAGCGGCTACGCATGTCATAATATTCCTGTAACATTACAGAACCTCCTTAATCCACTTAACGAACAGACGGATGCGAGGCCAGTAAGTGACCACGGCTTCCAGATGCGGGCGCTCTTTGTTCATCGCCTTAATGAACTCTCCACGAGTGATCAGCAGGTGAACACGGGGCGACAGTGGGACGACCGAACCAATCAGCGGCAGCTTGGCGTTGCGCTCAGAGGCCACTGCTGTAGAGCGGTCTTCACGGCGAACCGAAAAGATGCCGTTTGATGTGTTGAAGCGTAAACGCATGATGTTGTCTCCTTAACAATCAGGCCAAATGTCGTCGTCGGCAACCATTAATCCCAGCGTTGCGACGATAGCGAATAGGATAAGCCACATGGTGTGTCTCCTGTTAGTGAGGGTTAATTCCCCCGGAACGAAGAAAGGCCCACCCGTTAAGGTGAGCCAGTGAGTTGGTTACATTTTCTCTTGAGGGTTGTCCTCAGTGCCTCGGAACTTCTCGAAGCTAGGGTGACGCAGGGAGCCGTCCGGGGTCTCTTCCATGTAGTTGACCTGACAGGCCCACCCGTTGTAGAAGTCTTCACCGTGGGCTTTAACGTTGGCTGTGAACTCGTCCATCAGTGCGCGAGAGATGTTGTTGGCGTCTACTAAACGACCAGTCTCAAGAAGCACACTAAAGCCTATCACTTTACCCTCGTTGGCTAACCCTTCGGTTCCCCAATTGACACCCTGAATGATACCATCAGCTTCACACTCAGGCTTTAGCTTCCACCAGCCAGACTTCTTGCCTCGCTTATAGATGCCCTGCGGGTCTTTCACAATGAGACCCTCGTGACCTTCGGCACGCTTTGCCTCGTACAGTTCACTCAGCGAATCCATATCGTAGACCTCGTAGGTCTCAGCGATAAGCCACTCGATTTCCGGGAAGTATTCAACCAGAAGAGAGCGCATGGCTTCCACATGATACGGCATCAGCAGGTTCTGCACATCGTAGTCCTCACCAGACTCCGCAATGTGAATCGGCATGACCGCATACAGGCGAACACTGAGTAGCTTGGGGTCTAACTCAAAGGCTACTTTTGAACCTTTCAGCGGCTCAACACCACCACGGTCAAACATGAAGTTGTTCTTCTTGAGCCACTTGGTACGCAGCAGGCCAGACCCTGTGTTGAAGTCTACGCCTTTGACCATCAGTTCACCATCCAGCATGAAGCCATCAGGGAAAATGCAGCGGTCATCATTCATCAGTTGTTGCCAGCGCTTATCGAAACCGTTCAGGTGTTCCAGTGCCGGGATGGTCTTAGAGACGCGGGACAACCATGCAGCCTCAGCCACGTTGTCAACCACAATGTTCCCACGAACACCATCATATTTGCAATCCGCTATCAGGTAGCCGGAGGTCTCCAGAGCTTTCTTAACGGCGGACTCAACGAATGCTACTGCCTTAAACGGATTGGTCTTAAAAATGTTCATACGAATCTCCTGTTGATGTTTCGCTTAATCTTTTGGATGGTTGTGCGGTGGACTCCCCACTCAGCCGCTATCACAGCGGAAGGGCGAGGGTCTTTACGGATGCCCTCAATGGCATCGTTCGGAATCTTAATGGCGTGGTGCCTACCCTTTATCGCCATGTCTTTCAGGTTATCGGCCTGCGTTCCCTTGGTCAAATGCTCAGGGTTCACACACCACCTGTTATCGCACGAGTGGAGGACTGTATCTTTATTGTCCAATTCACCGATAAACAGCTTGTAAGCTGCTCGATGTGCGCATTGTGTTTTACCTTCGAGGCGAAACTGTCCGTAACCGTTAGGCTGGATTCGACCAGTCCAACGTAGACAGTCACCGCAAGGTTCAGTCTTTGCGTTGAACCGTTCGATGTTTCTCATTTCGTTTCTCCTGTTAGTGAGGGTTATTACTTCCAGTGTTTCAAATCGCTGTGAACCTTACGGAGCCATGCAGTCTGCGCGTTGATTTGTACATCGCTGTCGCTATGCTCGAAGGTTCTGGATGCCACCGGATGCCCTGAGCGTGTGAACACGCGGAGAACCTCACCGGATGACCTGCACATCTTCGCTGGGTTTTCATAGCTGAATGACTCCACCTTCACGGTCACGTCATGGTCTTCCTGTAGACGCGCTACCGCATCTTTGTAATCGTTCAGGTTGCCACTATAGATACGTCCCATCATCATTAGTTCCACTCCCGTTTCTGTGAGTTACCGCGCTGTTGCTTGTGGCGTTTCTTCATGCGGTCACGGCGCTCTTGCCACTGTTCGCCATGCTCGTTGACCACTGAATCGCGCTTGGTAAATTTCTCAAAGTTGGTACGCATAGTATCTTACCTCATGTTGATGTGTGTTGAAAGTTAATCACAAAGGCCACCGCTGGTGATGACCTTGAGGCTAACTCTCCTGTTAGTGAGGGTTATTTAACGGCAGGGTAGAACACTTCGATTCTTCCTTGCACGTCTTCCTTCTTGTACTCAAAGACCTTTCGGCTTCCGTCGGTGTGGCGTTGAGTCAACACATAGCGGTCAGACTTCTCTTCCCACACTAGACTCGCCACTTCCAGACCGCACTTACCAAGACCCAGCTTAAACTCGGTGAGCGTCCAGCCCTTCATCGGAACGTTCGCTACGAACTTGATGCCGTGGATAGCGTGGCGCTCTTTAATCGTCTGGCGCAACTCCCGGAGTTCTTCACGTAGACCTCGGATTGTTTCGCAGCGGTTCTTATCGTCTTGCTCGGCGTACTGTAGCTGGCGCTTAAGTGTCTTAACCTCATCGGTTGACCGCCCAAGTGCTGCATCCAGTTCTTTCCGGCGGTGGTTAGCATTATCGTATCGGGCATCCAGCTTGATTAACTCAGAGCGCTGCTTAGCGTTGACGATTGAGAGTGTAGTGATAAGAACGATTGCGACACATAAAGTAATCATAAAGTAAACCTCTTAGTTATCTTAAATTAAATCTCTTAGTACCTAAAGTGTCTTAAAGTGGGAGACCTTAAGTAGTCTCCCGTTAGTGAGGGTTAATGCTAAGTGCTTGTTATGCAAAGGCAAAGTCAGACTTGAGAATGTCTTGCAGGTTCAGATTCCCTTTCTTCGGAAGCGGAGGCATCTTGTCCAGTTGGGTCTCGTGTAGCTGGTCTGCAAACTGGTCATAGAAGTCTGCCAGCACATCGTTGTTCTCGTAGGTGATAACCATCGTCTCACGTACAGCCTTGAACAGCTTACCAGCGTCTGCCGGGATAGTCCCGAAGCTGTCATGGATGAGCGCAAAGGACTCAGTGCCATACTTCTCGTGAGCATAAACGACTGTCATGCGGAGGTGGCTACCGTCCTGTGAGTGAACAAAGTTAGGCGCGATGCCAGACTCCTGCTTGTGTGCGTCAATGCCTGAATCCTTGAGGGTATTAATCGTCGGTTGCAGACGGAATTGCCCTAAGAAAATCATATCGAGACGCTTCTGGAGTGGCTTGCGGTATTCCTGCCAGACCGGGAAGCCGTCCGGCGTAGTCCAGTGAACCGCGCAACGGTGGCGCAGAATCTCCTTGGTCTTCTTGTCCTTGACCTCAGCAGCCAGCAGCTTGGCGGCAGACTTGAGCCAGTTCATCGCCTCAACCGCTGCGACTACGGTCACGCTCACCGCGTCCCAAATCAGCTTAGCCATATAGCCAGCCGCTTGGTTAGGTTGGGTGAACATCAAGCCCTTACCGCTGTCAATCGCAGGCTGAATGGTGTCGTCCAGTACCTGTTGACGAAAGCCGAACTCCTTAGAACCGTAAGCCAGCGTCATGACCGAACGTTTAGTTACGCTACGGGTTACACCATATGCCAGCCACTGTTGCGCCAGCGTTGAGGTTCCCAGCTTGAGCTTCTCTGAGATTTCCCCGGTGTCCTTGTCGGTCACGGTAAGCATCTCGTTAGGTGTGCCGTTGATTGCATCCTGTTTGAGAATCTCGTTTACTTTCTGTGCAACGATGCCGTAAATGTCCTGCACGTTTTCGCTTGGCAGCAGGTTAACCGCACGACCGCCTACCTCATCGCGGAGCATCGCGGAGAAGTGCTGGATACCGGAGCAAGACCCGTCGAACGCCAGCGGCAGAGAGCAATTGTAGCTCAGACCGTGGTGCGCAACGCCTGCATACTCGAAGCAGAACGCGAGGAAACAGAAAGGTGAATCCTGCTCGGCCCACCAAGTGTTATTGATTGGGTCTTTAGCGCAAGCCAGAATGTCGTCTACGTGCTTCTCAATGAACGCGATGCGCTCAGGGAAAGGAACCTTATCGACACCCGCACAGTTCGCACCGTGGATTTTCAGCCAGTAGAAACCTTCCTCACCGATTGGCTTGCCCTTAGCGAGGGTCAACAGACCTTTCGTCATGTCGTTGCCCTGCGGGTTGAACATCGGCACAGCGTACACACGACCGCGCCAGTCCATGTTGTAAGGGAACCAGATTGCTTTCTTGTTTGCAAACTTGTTGGCCTGCTCCAGCATGAACTCTAAGCTGATACGGCGAGACACTCGTGCCTTGTCCAAGCGGTAGACACCAGCAGCGGCTTTCTTCCACTCCTTGAGTGCTGCCTCGTTGGTGTCAATGTCGTCCGGCTTAGGTGGTAACTCTTGGCGCTCCAGAGATGGAATGTCTGCGACCGGGCAGTTCTTCCAGTTCACAATCTCATTGACAACCGCAAGAACTTTCTTGTTGATTTTCCATGCGGTGTTCTGTGCGATGTTGACCGCCTTGTAAACTTCTGGCATGTAAACATCCTCATAGCGCATCAGTCCCTTCTTAGAGTGAGTGCGAACGAGTGCCAAAGGTCTGCGACCGTTAGCCCAATAGCCGCCACCTGTGATTGATACCCAAGGTTTCGGCGGTACGACACACGGTTGGAACATCGGAGAGATGCCAGCCAGTGCTCCTGCACGCTTCGCTAACACATCGACGTACTCTTGGGCCAGTTGCAGTGCCTCATGGTCAGAGCCTGCGTTGCCTGCGTTGTGGCGCTGTAATTCCACCAGACCCGTGGATTCAATCAGCATTTCAATCAGGCGAATCCCTACGTGCATCGTGGTTTCCTTGTCCCAGCTAGACCACGCCTCGCCTCCCAGCAGCCCGCGACCAAACATGTCTGCCTCAACCACCTGCATAAAGGCCTTCTTATAGACTTGCCCGTGGCGCTTGTTAAGCTGTTCCTCAACGTGCTTCTTGAAGTGCTTCGCTTCGAGGTCACGGATTCGCCCGAAACGTGCCTCATCCTCAATGGCCTTCCCAAGCATACCAGCAGCGGCCTGAATGGTTGTCATGTTCGTGCTGGTCAGTGACGCAAGGATGACCTTGAGTGTGATAAACGCGGACGCCTCCGGCTTGAGTGATTGGAGTGGCGCATAGGCTACTGGCTTGCGGCCTTTCTTCGAGGCGTACTCTTCGAGCCACTCAACGATGCGTGCGGTTAACTTAGGGAGAAGCGTAGCGAGTAATGGCTTAGCGGCTGCGTTGTCTGCAATCTCACCAGCTTTCGCTTGACGCTCAAGCATCTTGAGGAAGCGGCGCTCGCCTAGCTCATAAGACTCGTGCTCTAAAGCCAGTTGTTCACGAGCCAGTGCGCTGCCGTAGTGGTCTGCCAGTGTGTTGAACGGGATAGCAGCCAGTTCGATTTCGGAGAAGTCATTCTTTTCGATGTTTTCGATGATGTTCATTGCTTACCTCATTGTGAATAAATCGTACCTATTCAGGCCACCGATTGATGACCTGTAAGATAAGACTCTATCAGCCTTGTAGACGCTTGTCAAGGTATGCGTCTATGTGTAACGGTTTGCCCCACTGAATTCGCACCTCGTCGTGCATCATCATTGCCGCAGCAGCGCGGCGCTCCAGTTCTGCAAAGTTTAGGTTATTGTGGTGCATCCAAGCGTTGCGCCAGTGCTTATCGCCCCACACCATACGCGCCCTAGACTCATCCCTGCGATTCTGATTGGCGTCCATGCGCATCTTAGCGAGTACCTTAGCGTCGCGTTTAGCACGCTTAGAGGCCTTTCTGCGCCATTTGATGCGTGCTTTACGTACTACCTGAAAGGTTCCTTTAGGGTCACGGCGTGCCTTGCGTGCCTTACAGCGGTCAATCGCTTCCTGCGCTCTCAGCGCCTCAATCTCGGCGATTAGTTCATCCGGGTCACAGTGAAATTCACCCGGCTTTAACTTGTCGTCTGCGCTGAATGATACCGGGTCTGTGATAATCAGGCGTCCCATCTGGTCTTTCATCATGTTACCGCTATGGCAGTCGAACGATGCGATGCCTAAGAAGAACTTGCGGATATCCTTGCAGGTCTCAATGAACCCGTCACTTATTGGGTACTCTTCGGCAGCATCAAAGCAATCCTCCTCAATGATTTCCCATGCGGCCTTGAAGTGGTGACGAATCTTATCGCTTTCACCGTAGCACCGATCGTTAAGCGGTGTCAGATAGTCCAAGACCACCGTGTAGCAGCCTGTATGACGCTGAATGTCGTACACCGTAGGGATACCCTCACGACCCTGATTCATACGGCAGAAGGCAGCATAGGCAGCGCCTGAGTCCTCTTTCTTAAAGCCTACCTTGATAACCTTGCCCGGTAACAATGCGTGCTCATATGCTGCGCTAAAGTGACCGTTGCCCAATCGTACAAATCCAACATCACGCATACGCTCCGCCAGCGTCTGCCAGTAGTCCATATATTCGAGCGCCTCGTTTCCTGCGTCCTGCGTCAGTTGCCCATCTTGGGTCTCAGCGTTCACAATGGCAGCAGCAAGAGCCACCAGCATGGGCTGGCGTTCATCAAAGCGGTCAATCGGTAGGTTGCGGATAGCTTCGAGTGTGGCTTGTGCTTCGGTGAAAGTCATCGTTCAGTGTCCTGTTATCTGTAAGAAGAGTAAAGAATAAATTCAGCCCATTTGACAGCGCTTGCAGCCTGTCGTGCGGTCATCTTGCGGTGTCTCGTTAAGATGCGTTTGACCTTGCGTTTCGATGCACCATACGCCATCGCATACAGTGCGGTATTTACGTGCTTTGAGTTAGTGCGTAGCAATGTAGAATACTCCTACCTTGTTGGCCTTAAAGCGTCCGTTACGTTCACGAACCGTAAACCGTGGGACGAATCCCCACTTAAAGTAGCTCAGTGTTGCTTTATGGACTACCAGACCGTTCTTAAAGTCTCTCAGGAAATACACCACAATCGCAGTGTACACAGTGAGTACAAATATCGTCATCATAGTCATTAGTCATTCCACCCTGCGCATGTTGCTTGGTGTATCACACAGGCTTGATAATCCTCTTGTGCTAAAATCGGGTTTACCCAATGTGTGACCTGTTTACCGTATCGCACAACGTAGGTGCTTCCCATTGACCCGTGGCAATACTCACGCAGTGTCACGGTGCATTGGCCTTCTATTTTAGATGTTGCCAGAAGTTTACTCATGGTGTTAGTCCTATAGCGTGCTAAGTGATAATCATAAAGGCCACACATACAGTGCGACCTTGAGTCTATCACTTACTGTACTTGCCAGCGGCGACCGAACTCGTCAATCGTAAAGCAGCCTTGCAGTGGTGCGCCCTTAGGCACCTCTTGGAAGCTACCCGGCAGACGTTCAGCCTTGTAACCGTCGATTCCTTTAGCGTACACCAGACCAGCCGTGTGAGTCTGTGATTTGTATACCAGTACGCAATCTTGCTCCCACTCATTGCAAGCTAAGCGTGCAACATTGAGTGCCTGCGCCTTGTCCTTGCAGCGTACACGAACTGTTTTTTCCTCAGTCGGTGCGCTTGCGATTGCCTCACGATAGCACCCGGTCAAATCGGTTGACTCAACGGAGCCATAAAGACCCGGTGCGGCACGTAAAGTGCTTACCATGTGGCGGTGGCGACTCATGTTCACCTCATCATCGAGGTTGGAACGGAAAGCTGACACCAGTACATAGAAGACGTTAGCAGGCTCTTTAGTGAAAATCATTTGGTGTTACCTCATGTTAGTTCGTGTTAAGTGAATATCATAAAGGCCACGCTTTTAGTGCGACCTTGAGTTATTCGCTTATACATCGGTACACTCAAGAGCTATTATCCAGATTGTTAAAGAGCGTGTCGGTCTGGTTTCGTTAGACCCTAGCGGCTTTCAGTGTCCCGCCTCACTGTTCCGTCATTTCGTGGTACATCGTACCGTGCTTACTTCATGTTGTCAACCATTTTGTTTCGCTTTATGTGCCGTGGTGCGCTTAAGTCACCTAGAAGACACCGAATCGGTGGTTAACGTTATGTGGTACATCTTACTGCGTTTACTTCATGTTGTCAATGCCTGTTTTTCGTATGACTTATCAGGCTGTCTACTTATCCGGTTGGCTCCGGTATCTCAGGGAGTGGCTTTAAGGCCGTTGTCCCGTTGACGTGATGAATAATAGCCTTAAGGGTTACTTAAAGTCAACCATTAATTTAAATCTTTTTATTAAATCTTTAATTCCCTCTTTAAGTATCCACCTTATTCCCTTTAGTGAGGGTAATTGAATTGACGATAGACACCATAGAGAACTACAGGGCATCGCTACAGGTTAACAGTGGGTCTATCGGTCTGGTTGTCTTTAAGATAGCATCGCTCTTTAGGTGGTGGCTTTAGGTCTGGTCTTTAGGTGGTGGCTTTAGGGTTTACTTTATGAGGCTAACAGATAGGGACACATAGAGATGTACTATCGAACTGGTACACTAGGACACTCTTTAAGGCCTCTTTAAGCCCTCCTTAAGCCATCCATCACTTTAGGTATTGACTTTAGGCAACACTTTAGGCTATCCTATAGGCCACTTGAGGAGATACCCAAGGTTAACCGAAGGTTAAACCAGAGGGGTAGGGCTGGCTTTAGGTGGCTTTAGGAGGGCTATGGGGGGGTACTTTGGGTTCTTGAACTATGAGATACCCATTCAGATTTTTGTGGTAAATTCTTAAAGGGTCTCTTTAGGAAACAACTTTAGGCAACCACTTTAGGTAAGGCCACACCATAGGTGAGACCATAGGAGACACCAGAAGACCCTGTAAGACCATTACGAACTACAGGGCATCTTTAGGTATAACCTTTAGGGTTGAATCTACAGGGATGAGTTGGTGTAGTGAAACTATACCTACGAATCCCTCAGAGCCGCTTGTCGTTCATCAACAATAATTTAATCCCCACAAGAGAGTATAGAGCAAAAGGCCACTTCCAGTTGACCGAGGTGGTCATTAAGACCTGCGTACCCAATGGCAGCAGTAAGTACCAGAAGAAATCGCCAAGTGACTCTATGACGCAGCAGGGCAATCAGCAAGCGTAACATTGAGCCACCTCCTTTCAGTTGCTCTAAGGTAGGGTGATTATACAATGATAATATCATCAATCATAGAGGAGACTTAAAGTGCATAAAGGGTCATTGCATAACCTGAATGACTAACCTATATAGTAGCTTTAAGTCCCCTCTCTCCCTTTAGTGAGGGTTAATGCAAACTCGTTGATTCTTAAGGAGTTTCTTAAAGTGACCATCCGTGGTCTAATTGAATCCTTATGCGCTCAATATGCATAACTACCAGTCAATGAACCTGTTGCTATTCACATCGTCATCCTCCCAATAGAGTTCCATACCGTCAACCATAGATGTAACTACATGACCAGCCGAATGGATTGGGTGCTCCATGTGTTCCTCTAAGAACGCCTCAAGCACCTCAGCCTCCACCTTCACGGCGTCCAGTTCCATCGTAGAGCGTAAGAACTCCACACCCAATGCTAACGCATCAAGTCGGTCATCGTGGGCCACAGCGCCCTTCTCACGGGCCATACGGGTCAACTGGTAGAACAGCGAATAGCGAACGTCGTGCTTGCCATCAGCGTCACGGGCAGTCTGGTAGTCCTCACGAATCACCTCATCACGAATCACAAGGCGGTGCGTAGAGAGCACAGGCTCCAGCGTATCACAAATGCGTAGTTCCTTCATACCGCGAGCGCGAATCTCTTCAAGTTGCGCTGCATGGTGTTTCAGGAGCACAGGGCTGAATACCTTACCAAACATACCATCCCCGAAGTTACTCTCGAAGACCACTGTCTGAACCTTCCACTGCTTCGCTTTCTTAGCGAGGGACTCAAGGGTCTTATCGGAATAACCATCGCGGAACCCGCCAGCTTCCATCAGATAGATGTAGCCATTCAGGGTGAACAACACTGCGTAACCTGTCTCATCCTTACCGCGACCACTTGGGTCAATCACGAGGATGCGTTGCTGGTACTGTCCAGTGTTCTGGCTGCACGAATGATAGCTATGAATGTCATCACCCTTAAGGCCCACGTTAGGAAGCTCTTCATTGCGATTCTGACGGTTCGGAAGCCACTGGTAATGCATTGGGGCTTTCTCGAAGTCCAGACCGCATACGATAGCGTCACGGAGGCGTAAGGGGTACTTCTCAGCATCACTCAGGTTCGGGTTGAGCATGAACTGCAAAGTGAAGCCAGCCTTACCGTATTCCAACTCACGCTCCCGGAGGTCTTCCATATCGAAGCGCACGGGGTCAGTCGGTTGACCTTGGAGCATCTCGAACCCATCGTTGAACTCTTCGCGGAGCATCGGGGCCAGACGGTCGCCATAGTACAAGTCTTCCTCACGGCTACGCGGATAGAGCGCAGGCCAGATGATTGTGGTGTACCCACGGTTATCTTCGAGTTCCTTGTACAAGGTCATTTCGGTTTGAGGCGTGCCAAGGTAGATAACGCGAGAGGTTGGCAGCGGTTTCAGAAGCGCAGCAAATTCCTGCACCAGAGTCCACAGCTTCTCACGGGCACCTTGAGTTGCGGAGTTAGACGGAATCTCAACGTCATCCGCTATGATGATATCAGCACGGCTACCAGTCAACTGACCAGTGATACCCACCGACTTCACAGACGGAGAGTGGTCAGGCTTGGCAGGGCCAACATCGAAACTAATCACAGAGTCACGCTGACCGGGGCGAGGCTTTAGCTCAGCCAAGAAGGGCAGCAGGTCAATGATGTTCTTAATGAAGATGGAGTTAGCGTCCGCACGTTCTTTGGAGGCAGAGACAATCAGTATCTTCAACTGAGGGTCACGCCATAACGTCCACACAACGAACGCACAAGTGATGAATGACTTACCGATACCACGGAAAGCCTGTAGGATAAACTTCTTGTTGTCTCCGTTAGCCAGACACCGGGCCATATCAATCTGACACTTAGTCGGTGGCGGGAGAGCCAAAGCCTTCCACAATACGAACAGGAAGGCCACAAAGTCGCCCTTAAGCTGCGCGATGATTAGCGCATTACGGTTTGCTTGGGTGTCGCTCATTCTGCATCTCCTTAATAGTACGCTGGAGCGCTCTTACGTGAGCATCAGCAGCTTGGGTTATTCCGATAATACGCTTAGCATCTGACTCGTGTAGTTCGGCTCGACCATTAAACTCGCATCTACCGTTATCTTCTGGTAGTCCGGTAAGGGTCTTGATGCGGACTGACAGCCGCTTATTATTACTACGCAGGTCATTAAGCATCCTATCAGTGCTGCCTTCAATGGCTGCAATCTCTTCTTGGTACTCACGGGATACCCGACTGACCTCTGCCTGAGTTGCTGCGGTTGCTTTTGTTTTCGCAATGTATTCATTTTGGATTACCTCCTTCCAGTTTGCTCTCTCATGGGTTGACCCTAAGTGCCAGCCACCCATAAAGAGTGTCCCGGCGAGTACCCAAGGGAGTGCGCTGCGTAAAAGTTTTAGCATAACACCTCCCATCAATTTTCAGATTTCACGTAGATGCACCAAATAACATCCATAAAGGCTCCCCGCGTGGAGAACCTTGAGTATGTCACTTACTGTAGCGTGATAGTCTCATCATCAGTCAGACCATTAGGGCCGACCACTTTGTTGTAGTCTTCCAGACCAGCCGCGAGACCGCCAAGGATGTTCTCATCCGGGGTCAGCTTACTGATTTGGAACTTATGGCGGTCTAACAGTTTGCCGATGGCGTTGTAAAGCTGCGGCGTTCGGCGTTCCTCGTTCTGGAGGTCAGCAAGCATACGCTGTGCCATCTCCGTGTCCAGCATCTCCAGCAGCTTGATTAAAGTCTTGTCGCTCATAGGTTACTCCTTATTTGCACGTTTCCAGTCAATCATTTTATCAACTACCTTGGCACCAATCTGAACCACTGTGTAGGCGATAGCTGCAACGTAGAACCATTCGTTTAACGATAGTCCCCAAAAGAGTCGGGCCGCACCATCAGCGACCCCTGTGCCAACAATCGGCGCAGCCTTAACGACCTCGTTATTGAAGTCAAAAGATAACATTCTTGTTCTCCTTATGTGTTAGTCATCAGTTGCTCCGGCGTTACATTGCCTGTAGCTCCTTCTGTAGTTTAAGTAGGTCAGCCATAATGTCTTCCTTGGTGCGCTTAGGTTCCTCATATGTAGGACGCTCACGCTCTTCCACAGAATGTGTCTCGCGGTTGAAGAACCAATAGACGCCTGTCTTGAATTCTCCCGGAAGGGTGTCTACCTGTGTCACAGAGCAACCATCACAACCATGACGACCAGCCACCTTGGTAGCCGCGTAGGAAACGTAGCCATCAGGGTAGAATGCCACGGTATACTTCCCGGTACTGTCCAGCTTATACATCAGGTCATACCAATCGTTACCCTCATCGTCCACGAAGAACCGGGCATCCGAAGGGGCGCCCACGGCCTTACGATACTCATCGGTAACTTCTCGCTGCTTGAAGTTCTCATAAATCTTTTCCATGTCGTCCTCCTTTAGATAATCCACTGACCACGGGCGGTTGCTTTCCATATCTCGTTGAAGTACAACTCTTCGATGAAGCTGTCCCCACCAGAATGAATCTGTTTGATTCCCCGCATTACGCACCCGTTGTCAATCCAACCTTCCCAAGTTTGCTGACCAACGTGTCGAGAACGACCCGCGCCAATCCAGATATTGGTAAGGTAGCGATCTTCCATGAAGTCCTTCAACCACTTACCGTCCCAGACAGCTCCACGAATGTTACCATCCTGTTCAACAATCGCCCCACCATTGATGACGATTCTTGCGCCTCGGTTGCCGCTGATCTCAAAGCTACCATTTCCTTTGATGCGCATCCATGTATCGTTATCCCCACCAACAAGGCGCCAGCCACGCTCAATATAATAACCTACAATCTCGGTAAAGTATTCATCGCAAGCAAAACCGCCCACAGAGCCTCGAATGAGTTTTGTCATCTTGTTTACACCAGATGGAACCCACTTGTCCTTAATAATATAGTTACCACCATGCACGTACAGAGTCTCGTCTGCAACCAAATCACCTGTAGAGTGAATCCATGAGCCGTTGATGGCCTGAGCGTTAATGGTTGAGTCGAAGTCAACAGAGTTCATCCCATTGAAGCGAACAACCTTGTTAGCATCCAGCCGTAGTGAACCAGATGGCTCACCTTGCCCACGGTAGAAGTTGAAGAACGGAGAGGAACCTTTACCATCCCAATGCCAACCAAGCGACATACCGTTGTAGGCGCGGAGGACTTTACTATCAATATCGTATTTCCACACAACCTTGCCCGAAGTGGCACCTTCTGGCTTGAGAACCTCTTTGATTGCACCAGCCAAATCATTCATGTTCTCCAGCTTATTTGCTTCCTCAATGGCTCGTTCCTCGGAAGCCTTAGCGTTGGTTTCAGAGGTCTTCGCGTTGGTCTCAGAGGTCTTCGCAGCTATTTTTGAGTTATTCGCGTTAATCTCAGAGGTCTTAGCGGCACCAGCACTTGCAGCACTAGCATCAGCAGAACTCTTGGACGCATCCCGGTACGCCATAGAGTCAAGGGCATACGACCGGGAAGACTTAAAGGTTCCTTCCACCGGAGATTCCTTGATAGCCCAATCACGGGACAGGCTTGCAGAACTCGCAGAATTACCCGCAGAGGTAGCAGCCTCGGAAGCACGCACAGTTGCACGGTCGGCCTCAGCCCGTGCGCGGTTCGCAGAGTTCAACGCAGAGTCGTTCCACTTCTGGACTTGACCTAAGTTGATTGCGTCACCGGGGTCTTTAGCGTCCGCAACGTTCACGATACGACGACCACGAGCATCCAAGTCACCATTGTTGTTAACGCCAATCGTATCAGCGGCAAGGTCACGCGCTTCCTCAGCAACGTGGAGGGTCTGCACCTGCGAGATGTTCAGGTCATACGCACGGAGGATTGAGCCATCCGTAAAGTCAACCAGACGTTCAGTCGCTGAGGTGTACCGCCGAATCTCAATAAGATTATAACCGTCCGCTGGCCCCAATGCTCTCGTTGTGGAGATTGTGGTCTTAGTCGCAAAACGATAGTCTTGATTCAAGATGAGTTCCTTTCGGTCAACACCGATAAGGGTCACTCGGACGAACTTACGCGCCAGATACTCGAACGGAATATTAAAGTCCGTAGTGGAGCCATCCAGCGGGTAAGTCATCACGGTCTTAATAGTTGTAGCCATGTGACCTCCTTTGTAAATTAGCATTAAGAGAGAGAAGAGGCCAGAATGTGACCTCTCTCCCTTTAGTGAGGGTTTATTGGCGAGGGCGTGTTGCATCATCCTTAATCTTGATGCCCTGCTCTTCGAAGATGTGCATAATCAACTGTTGTGTCAGCGGGTCATTGGGGACAAGCTCACGCATGGAGTTGAACACGCCAGTACGGAACTCTACCTCACTCTGCTTACCATCAGAGCTAAGTAGCGTAGAGGCATTCATGGCGGTAGACCCAATGTTCCCAACTAGTCCCACAGCGGGCACTTGGTTGGATATTGCCCCTACGATGTTACCTGCAACCTCCTTACCAGTCCACGCCTTGTTGCGGTCACGTTCGGTCTTTTCCTTTGGTAACACCGTTGAGCGGGTGTACTGGTAGGTATCATTACCGAACAAGCCACCAATCATATCATAGACAGACAGTGGGGAACCAAGGTGTGAACTTCTGGATAATGACGCGTGGGCAATCATTTTAGGGTCAAGAGCATTCTTGAGGTACTCCTTACGCTTGTGCTCCTGTAGGCCGTAAGCCTTCAAGTGCGCCTGAGCAACATAGTAACCACCCGCCAGACCCATAGAGATGATTGCAGTCAGCGCAGAATCGATAGCCCTGTTGTTCTTAGTCGCGTCATAAAACAATCTAACGAAGCGAGAGTTAAGAGACTTGATTACGAAGTTCTTAAACTGCATCGCCATCTTGACAGCCGCTCCGTAAGCCTTGGTGTCCTGTGAGGAAACCTTATGCGGCCTAAGGATAGTCTCATCAGCAACCTTATCAGCCAGACGCCATAAGTCCATAGTCCGTGGGTCATTAGCGAAAGCCTGTTTGTCCCGGATTGTAAACTTACCGTCAGCACCACGAGTCGCGTGGTCACGGAACAACTGCTTGATTCCATTCCACTGCTCGGGGCTGATAGAGGCAGACTTAAGGTAATTCGCTTTACCGAACTTAGAGCCTTTCCCAGCGAGCGCTGCCCCAGCCACATCACCCAGAACACCCTGTCTGGCAGCATCGATGATGTAGTTAGAGGTTCCATTAAGCAGCATCGTCCAAGGTGAACGCGCAGACAATTCCTGAGTGCCGAAGCGAATAGTCCCAACCACATTAGCCACCACTGCGTTAGTGTCAGTAGACTCCCGAAGGCGACGTATATGGTCTTCACGCCCCGGACGGGTAAGCTGGTCTATTTCCTTCCCGAACACCATACCGTGAATCTCCTTAATCTCAGAGCCGCTCATAGGCTTCCTCCGGCTAACCCAATCGTTAAGCAGTGGGATTCCATGAAGTACCGCAGAGGTGTTTCCTTTACTCAACATAGCAGCAACCTCAGTGAAGTTCTGGAACGGCATATAGAAGTTCTTAGCGAAGAAAGCCAAGTCAGTCATGGAGCGAAGAATCGTACCGAAAACTCCCTCTGGGTTCATGCGGGCACGACCAGTCAGAATCTTCACGGTGTCCTTGAGTGCTTCGACTTCACCTTTCAGTGAGCCGTTACCCTCAGACTGCTTGTCCAGCGCCATGATTTCATCTTTCAGCTCCTTCGTCGTCTTACCCGAACCACCCATGATAGCCACGTCACCATCAACTCGACGGTCATAAGCAGGAAGAATGTCAGCCATATCGTAGGTACGCAGGTCGTTCACAGAGAACGTGCTACCATCCGGGAGAGTCACAGCCATGTCGCTGTCGAACATGTTACGGGACTCCAAGAAGTTATTGTTCTCGATGCCAACCAGACCCTCAAGGTTTTCATCAATGATAGAGGATGCAGTGAATTGGTCAGTGTGCGATATACCATACGCCTTGTCCATAGCGTGCTTCTGAACCATATCTGGTGTTACTTCCTGTACCGTCTTGAGACCGTTAAGCTCCATCAGGTACTCATCGACTCTCGCCTTGACTTCTGGACGAGCGCGGTAAGATGTAAGCCACGACTCTGCAATTGCCCGTTGTAGTCCCTCGTTACCGTAGCGACTCACCATGTACAACTTTATAGAGCGGTCATACACATTAGGCACGTAGGTTCCGTTATGGCGTGAGCCGGGGAATATGCTACGAGCTTTTACGTTCCCGAAGATAGCAGGGTTTTCCATGAGTTTGCGCTTGAGGTCGAAGTGTTGTTTCAGGATATCCATCACCTTACGTTCTCCCTTTGTGAGTCCCGATTGTAGCTCTGGACGTTCAATCGCCAAGGCCGCACGCTTATAGATTTCCTGACGTACTTCCTTACGGCTCATCTTCACGCCACCTGTAGAGAACTCAGGGTCTTTCATTGCAGTACGCACAGCACCATAAAGCTGATTGTAGGTGCGCTGATTGTTCGCGTGTAGCCGCTCCTTAATGTCAGAAGCAGTCGCACCGAACTTACCATTAGAGCCTGATTCCATCCCTGTCGGAGAACGCACAAGGTCACTCGCAATGGAGCGCACAGTCGGGTTCTCAGAGCGAAGGGTCTTGAGGCTGATCTCAGCGAATCCACCCAAAGAGATACCACGAGCCGCTCGCTCAGGGTTAACCTGCTCGAACTCATGAAGGGTCTGAGGGTTAATCGGGTTGGTGTCACTCAAGATTTGACCTTGCGGCAGCACCACAGCCCCCGGTTCAGTTTCAAGTGGAGAATAGTTCACCCCAGCATGTTCCCCATCAAAGGAGCGACCCTCTGTTGGCATACGTGTTAAGTCCTCGCCACCAGTTTGAAAGGCAGACTCACGCGCCTCCAGTCGAGTAGCCATGCGGTCGAAGTCATTACTAACTTGACCAGCGCGAACACGGCCCACTGCTGCACTCACTCCATCAGCTATTGCACTCATACCGGCCCCGAACATAAGACCCCCAAGGATTGCATCCTGATAATGCGCCTCACCGCCAGCAACGGATGTACGAACAGCTTCTGAAACTGCGCCCAAGGCTGCACTTTGGGCACCCACTACGAAAGCCTTGTTTACCACCTTGAGACCCTTTCCAGCAACACCAACAAGCGGCACATAGCTCAATGGGTCAACACCAGCCCCCACGATTCCGCCAACCAACTGTGCTCCCACACCAGCACCTTGAGTCTTCGCAGCCATAGCCGCATTCTCATTAGCCAGCTTAATCAGGTCATCCAAATTCTCTGGGTCTCCACCAGTAACAACGTTGATGTAGTTTGGGTCTTTTACCTCGTTACGGATACGCTCTAATTGCTCAGGCGTCCACGTAGTGCTGTTCCAGCGAGTTGGGGTAATAGCGTCCTTGAAGATGTCAAAACTATCGTCAAAACGCGCAGCATTGAAGGCAACACCCAATAGCGAGTTATGAAGCTCGGCACTTGTGGTGTCCTTTATCCCGAAGAATGTTGAACGGTTTTCATATTCCTCAACGGTAGTTCCATGTTTATCGTAGAAATCCTTAGTGAACGGTACGGCAGGTTCCTGTTGTTCCACACCCTCCAGCTTAAAGCCAGTTGATTGTGGAAGCTCAGTTCCTACCTTCCCGGCCTTACCGATTCCAGCAAAGGCGTCCTCAGTAGGAATCCCTTTAGCCTTTGGGGTTATCCCACCGAACGCCTCCAAGTCTCCCTTGCGCGGGCTGTTAGCCACATCGAGAAGTTTACGCATGTAGTTGCGACCCTCCTCGCTGATAGAGGCCCAATCGCCTCGGTCATAAGCCTGCATCTGTGGGGCACCATTGCGTCCCTCTCCTTGGTTGTACGCTAGGGCCGCTTTAAGTTCATCCCCGTCGTATTTCCTAACGAGGTCGCTCAGGTGACGAGCGGCTGCGTCCACAGCCAACTCAGGGTTGAATCTCTCATCGTCATCTCCCCCTGTCACCTTGAGTCCAAGCCCCGCTGCCGTACCTTTAGTGAACTGCATGAGACCCAACGGCCCGGTAGGGCTTTTGGCTTTCGGATTGAAGCCAGATTCGTTGAATGCTAATTTACGAAGCAGGTCATAGGAGACCCCATGTTCATCTGCCGCTTTCTGAAATAACCCATCATACTCGGATGGTTTCGTCTTGTCGTAGCTCATAGAGCCTCCTTATAGTTTACTGTTAGTCTTCTTTACGTCCATAGATAAACTTAGGAACCTTGTTCCGTTTCTCTTGGACACGCTTAGCTGCTTCTTTACGGGCCCTGGTTGCCGCGACGATAGGTGCTCGCTTATTGGCTTCCGCTAAGGCTTTCTTCTCAGCCGCTGCCGCCTGTTGCTCAGCGTAGTTCTTGTACATCTTGCGTAGCAGTGTGTTATCGTAACTTATGCCCAAGTTGGTAGTGGTATCATAGATTTTGATTAAGTTACCCTGTTGGCTAACCTTAAGTTGCTTGTTAGTCACCCAAGGGTTTTGCTCTTGGTACTTCTTAACAGCTTGCTCAATGATATCCTTACCTTGCTCCCAAGATTTAGGGTCATCTGTTACCTGCATCATGTTGCGAGGAATAACTCCATAAGTTCCACCATCTACATTATCAGAAGAGAATGTATAGGTAGTGTCCTTTAGGAACGAACTAACCGCTGATAGGGCATCCTTAGGGTTTCCTGTTAGGTACTTCTCAGAGTCATAAATAATCTGAGCGTACTCACGCATGGAAGCCGGAAGGTATTTCAGTTCGGGCTGCGCAGAGTTGTTCATCAGCTCACTGAACGCACGCTCATCCTCAATCTGCATTTCACGCGTTTTCCCTTGACGGGATTTGGTGGCGTTAATGAGGGCTTGCGGCTTTATCCCCTGTCGATCCAATTGGTCCATTGTGTGAAACAGCTCGGCATCGTCGGGATACAGTGCTGCGAACAATCCGGGGTCAATGTTGCGCATCTTGCGTAGGGAGTCAAGGGCTGGTGTGCTATCAGGCATCTCGCCATTGATGACAGCCGCCTTCCACTCGCCACGAGCATCCGACACCATCTGCCCTACAGCGGTTCGGAAGGCACCATCTTTAGAGTCAGCTTGGAGATACTGCAACTTCATGCGGTCCTTCTGCGCCTCTGGAAGGTCCATAGCGTCAATCTGCGCCAACTTCTGGTTCGCATAGTTGACCATATCGCTATGGGTAAACTCACCAGTGTTCTCGTTTGTTGGCATGTCTTTGTAGTCAGTTGAAACATACTCACCGTTTAGACGCTTATTGAACTGCTGGTCAATTACCAGAGACTTGTTCAAGGTCTTCCTCTGCTTGTCCATCTCCTTGGCTACTGCCTCTGACTCCCGGTTGAAACGGTTGCGCATCTGCTCTTGAGCACTAAGCAATATCTCACGCTCAGGAGTCATCTCTTCACCCGGCTGAATCTTATCGAGTTCGGCCTTGATACCTTGAAGCATCTCCCAGCCTTTACCAGTGTCCGCTTGGTTAATCGCAGAATTAATGTCCAATCGGAACTTCTCGGTTAACTTCGCGTTGTTCTGGAATTGAGTGTGCTGTGCCTTAATCATCATGGCCTGCCACTGCTCGTCGCCCATCAGTTCACGATAGGTAGTCGTAGCGCCATTAAGAGTAACCTTGCGGTTCTCAACGTTCTGCAAGAAGGCGGCACCACCCGGACGCTGTATCACGTCATTCAGGGACGAAGAGATAACCTGTTGAGCCTGATTGTCTGTCATCCCGGTCACTAAAGAGTTGTCGATGTAGTTCTGGAAGAACTCACCGGACTCAGGACGAGACAGTAGGTCAGGGTCAGACAGGACACCATTGAGTTCAACCTTCGAGTTCAGGATTGCACCCTTCTGCGCTTGGTCACTCAGGAAGGTATCATGTGCCCCGTACAACGCGATGTTGCGCTCGGTGATGTTCGCATTGAAACCCTTCTGGTACTCCTCGTCCATCTCGTTGATGCCGAACTGCTCAGCGAACGACTTCGAGTGCTCCTGTAGGCGTGAGTGACGATACTGCTCCATCTCTTCACGAGTACGGAAGCGACCCTCTTTGATAGCCTGTTGAACCTCATCATCCACAAGGAACGCAGCGTTACGTCCTGTCTTGAACTTCAAGGCTTGCATTGCGTATGGGTCATCCTGATACAGCAGTGTACCATTCTGGATAGCCTGTCGGCGCTGCTCAGGGGTAAGCTTACGGATAATCTCGTTGGAGCGCTCATCGGCTCGTTGCTTATCACGTTCCTCTTTCGCCATGTACATATCGGCACCAGCCTTAGCGAATCGACCTAGGGAGTCCAGAAGACTCGCTCTTGGTTGCTCAGCCTGAATGGTTGCTGCCCGGTAGTCCATACCTTTGACGCCCCGGAGTCGTTCCATACCGGGAGTCGCCATGTTGCCTAAAACACTATTTAGTTTACTAGCCATTATTACCTCCCGGTCTTGGTTCCTTTGGCGGCACTGATAGGTGCTGCTTGGTTTCCACCTTTCTTGTCAAATCCACCAGCCGCATATTGACTTGCAGCTTCCTGACCCATAATGGACAGAGGGTCTAATACACGCATCAGACCAGACTTGCCCTTGGCCTCGCTCTTGTACATTGCATCGACTTGACTTGCTGTTGACTGAGTGCGTCCCAACTGTTGCGCAAAGATACTCGCGTAGTCTCGGCGGTAATTCTCGGTGACACTATTTGCCTCCCGAATGTAGTTGCCCTCTTCGATACGCTTGATGCGCTTCATGGATTCGCCTTCTAGCACACTCTCGCCGATAGCTGCACGGATTGTTCCCATAGCCTGTACCTTCTGCATGTTACGTGAAGTCAACTCAGAGGATGCAGCTTCAAGGGCGTCCCGTTGTTCCAGCGAGGCGTTGGCATTTTGGATATTCATCTCTTTGACCATCTCCATTGCCTGTCTGCGTCCAGCTTCGGTCTGTGCCACTCGCGCCTTGTCAGCACTGTTCTGGCTACTTAGAGCTTGGGCACCCATCATTGCGATAGGAATTGCTGCCATCCAACACATAATCATTTCCCTCCTAGGTATGTTATTGCCTTCCGAAGACGCTCGGTGTCGTCCTCGAGCTTCCCAAGAGCGATGTTACAGGCAGAGCAAAGGAGACCACGAACAGCGCCAGTGGCGTGGCAATGGTCAACCGCTAACGCCCGTCCCTCAACTCTCTCGGTAAGACCGCAGATAGCACACACTCCGTCTTGCTTAAGGAGCATCGCTTCGTATTCTTCCAGAGTGATTCCGTACAGACGCTTAAGGTTCATCTCTCGCGCCTTTGAGTAGTCCTTCTTGTAATACGTGTAGTGACATGGCTTACAGTGACTTCGTAGGCCATCCTTACTCTTCTTGTCCTTATAGAACTCGGAGACAGCTTTCATCTCTCCGCATTTCTTACAGTTCTTCACGTTGCCTCCTTGAGATTGTGAATAGTTGGAACTGACCATCGAGAGTGTACTCGTTGTGGAATACCGCTCCGATTGTCTTTAGGAAACGAATGTGCGACTTATTGCCTACCCATACGAAGTTCCAAATGGACTCGTACTGGTTCAGCATTATATCCCGATATTCGATTATTAACTTACGAAACTCTAAGCGCTCCTTCAAGGTAAACAGTGGGACGTACTTAGAGGTAAGGAACCACACTCGGTCTCCCTGATTGCCACCGATTGCCAACACAGCGTTATCGCTAAGCATTGCCACAGTGTTCTCATCAGGAATTACCTTTGGTTCAACACCTAGTGCCTCAGCTTCCAGAATGTCCTCTATGGACGGCTGAAAGTTGTCGGCATGGATTTGTAAACACTTTGTAATGTACATAATGCTTTAACCCCTCGTATCTATTAGTGTCTCCCTTTAGTGAGGGTTAATTCACCACAGGGAGACTTTAAGTTAAATGCCAGAAGAACGACGAAGGTAGTTCCCCTCCCAGCCGCACCCAATGATGTTCAGTGGTGTTGATGCATCTGACTCGATAGTTACTATGTTCGTCTGAGCGTTTCCAACAACCGGGAAGCGGTACTGCCCTGTGCCAATGTTCGACCTGCCAACACGCAGATTGTCAGAACCCAAGCGAGCACCAGCCATTGTGTAGATGAACTCACGGGACAGGCTGTTCACACGGATGGTGAACGCTCCAGAGTCCTCATAGTTTACCCACGCACGCCGAAGCTGTAAACGACCAATATCCTCGGTAGCCGTCGAGCCGTCCTCAGCAGTCTTCTTGATGAGGAACTTCGAGAACGTATAAGTGAACGGGATGTTGAACCCAATGTAGACTACTTGTCCCTCTTGGTTTCCATCAAGTCTCAGTATTGGGTCGCTACTCCACCCGTTGATTGGCTGGTCTATCTCTACAATCTTCCCATCAGGAAAGCCCACAGACACTCTACCCCTAGTGAAGTTCATCCCATAAATTGTTGCGAGGCTTATGGACGTCTGGTAGGTATCATCATTATACGTCCCGGCAGGGATGGTGTATTTCCTCTTAGCGTCGATGTATAATCTGTAAGGCTCTCCCGGAATGTCTATGGAGTTCTTCGTGAAGTGTAAGCGTCCCATCCACACAGCATGTTCATTGCTCATCAATACAGTCATTGTTGAGTTTATCACCTGTGCTGCAAACACCGTAACGTTGTCCCCAAAGTCCCAATGAGACCACGACTGCTGCCTGATTTCCTCATCAATATAGAGGAACTTGTAGATATACACTCGGTTCGGTGCTCCGCTCGTAAGGATAGCCGCGAAGTTCTCAGCGGTTGTCCCCGATATACTGAATACTCCATTCGGTATGTAGTTCGGAACGTGAGCCGTCATGTCCTCTGCGTTCTTCACAGAGCTTACATCCTGTACCGCATAGTATCGGTTAATGGATGTGAAGGAAGCGCGAGGTGACGCAAAGTATACATTACGTCCTACACCATGTGGGCGTGCCCTGTCTTGCACGTCGAACTGCGTCGTAAGGTTCAACTCTACGGAGCGACTCGAAAGGATTCCAGAGGCTGTCAGAACGAACTGCGCTTGGTCAGACCACAGGAGTAACTCTTCTGAGAACGGAACGGCATACTTCAAGGTTGACACCCGGTTATGACTAACCGCAACGTCGATTGGGTCATCGTCGGAGTAGTTTGACACGGATGCCGGGAAGAAGTTGAAGTATTTCGAGGTGCGAGACAAGATGATGTTCTCCCCACTAAGGAATCCCAAACGGTTACGAAAGAAGAAAATATCGTTGATTGTCTGTCCGGTAAAGGATGGGTATGGGTTGGTTGTATCGTCCCCCACAGTACGAGCACCCCACTCAAGGTACTTGAAGTCAAAGTTCCCGTCAGAAGCGCGAACAAGTGCCCAAGGCATCGTGTGGTAATGTAGGTGAGTCCTTGTGTTCCATCCAATTGTTTCTACCCATACCTTGCGGTTGAGGTCGAACCTAACGTAATACTGGTCGGCAGTCTTTGAGGTGTCACCTACAATCTTCACAATGTACCCATCTGGCGCGTTAATAGGCAGCTTCTGGAACGACTGAGTGTAATGGGTTACATGGTTGATTAGCTGGTCTGCATAACCATCCTTAGTCTGTAGTCCCCAAACGTTATCGTTATTTGGCGCAAGGATATGGATGAATCCGGGGCCAACGTTGAAGCGCCACTTATTTGGGTTTTGTTCATTGTTTGGGTTCCCTAGGTTATTCCGCAACTGAGCCGCCAGCTTCTCAGCGATGGCCTGACCGTCAACCTCATTGACGTGTGCTGGTTGTGAGCCGTCTGGTAGTTGAATAGCAGCACGCTCAGCCCCGTTGAACTCGATTGAGAGTCTACGCCCATATTGCCCACCACGAACATTAATCAGCGCATCGCCTTGGTCTTTAAAGCCCGGAAGGTTGACCGATTGGTCGTTACTCTGCACAACCACCTTGCGGTTAGTCACAAAGGTATAGTCAGCCACCGTTACCATCCGAAGGTCTTCCCGTGGGTTAGTTGTACGAACATATGAGCGGTCTCCGCGGACTTGATACTCCTTACCATCGAGGTCGAACACCTTAATGTCTTCACCAGTGAACACAACGAAATACTGCTCGAACTCATCACGGTTGATAAGATGCACGTAAGGTTGCGCACCCACATACCCAGCAGGGCCAAGGGTCTTAAGGTGAATCATCGGTGGGCGCTTCTGGAGACCCTCGGACTCAGAAGACCAACCGTTAATCTGTACGCTACCTTGTTCAGCGAACCGGAGAATATCTGGCTGTTGGCTGATACCACCCTTGAGGTTCTTGATTGATTGACTAATGAGAGCCATAGAGCCTCCTTGTTATTAGCGGTTAAGTAGACCAGAGGTGAATGCGTCACCGTCCAGCATGTTGTAGTTGCCGTAGTCTAGTTCGTACTCGAAGCACGCACGCCACGCTTCCTGTTCTTCTTCCTGCAACACTCCGTCTACCTCCGGCGCACCGAAGAAGCGGTTGTTAAACTGGCGGGAAGCCTTGGTAACGATATAGTTTCGGAAGCACTCAGGCATCTCATCGAACTCTCTCAGACGAATAAGGTTGACCTGAACACCAGAAGGGAATCTGTCGGTCTTCGCAGAGCGGTCATAGAGATAGCCACCACGGTTGATATATTGGGTCTGACCGCTGGTTGCCATTACGGACAGATAGTCAGAGCTAAATGGAATCATGCCAGAGAACGCATCAGGTAGAAGAGTCACACCTTCCTCAATATTGAATGTCCATCCTCGTGACTGAATCTGTCGGTTAATCTTGTTGAG